CTGCGACTGAACATATGTACACATTTGATAATGGTAGTATGGTAGAGTTTATGTCAATCGATAGTTCTGAAAAGAGAAAGGGTAGTGCAAGAGATTACCTATTCGTAGATGAAGCAAATGAATTAAGTAGAGAGGATTGGTTTCAGTTATTTATTAGAACACGTAAGAAGAGTATCATAGCATATAACCCATCATTCGGAACAAACAATTATATCTTTACTGAAATACAAACACACCCCGAAGCTGATTTACATATCAGTACGTTTAGAGATAATCCTTTTTTAGAGAAGCAGTTAGTAGAAGAGATTGAGCGATTAAAAGAAATCAACCCTGAATACTATAAGATATATGGATTAGGATTACCAGGCAATAACGTAGGTACAATCTTTAGTATTAATCTAATAGAAGAAGTGCCAGAGAATGCAGAGTTCGTAGCATTCGGACTAGATTATGGATTCACAGTAGACCCTACATCATTAGTAGCCATATGGAAAAGGGATAGAGACCTATTCATAGATGAACTCATATATGAGAAAGGAATGGTTACATCAGATATATCACAACGATTAGCAGATTTAGAAGTAGGAAGGGAAGAGATATGGGCGGATAGTGCAGAACCTAGATTAAACGAGGAGCTATATAGGCTCGGATTCAACGTTAAAGGGGTGCGTAAGGGAAAGGATTCGATTAAGCTAGGTATTGACCTTATGATGCAATATCGCTTAGTGGTGACAAAGAGAAGCAAGAATATAGTGAAGGAGTTTGGAGAATATGTTTGGATGGTTGACAAGAATGGAAACTTTGAAAACATACCTGTTGATTACTCTAACCACGCAATAGATGCGATTCGTTATGTGTGTATGGAAAGATTAAATGCAAAGAAGATAAACGCTGGAAGATATCAAATATCAATAAGATAATATGCAGACATGGAATGAAGATGAAATAAAAGAGTTACTACTATTCGTACAATCGATACGAAAAGAGAACGATGATTTAAGAGCCAAAATAATTGCTATGGATGCAATGTTGAAAAACGAAATGGCTAAAGTAAAACAATTTAAACAAATATTAAATAGATACACCGCATGAGAAAGACATTAACGTTAGAGATACCCACAAGTTGGAAAGATGTAACTCTTAAACAATACCTTGCACTACAAGCTGATTTGGAAGCATATAGAGATGATGAAGAAGCACAAACTGCTTTAACGTTGTATCACCTATGCGGATTAGATGCAGAGTATGTAAAGAAGTTATCAGCTGAATCATATAATAAGGTAAGAAGTAAGTTAAACGAATTTATATCACCTGAAAGTATTGAACTACAACCATTCGTAACAATAGGAGATATAGAATATGGATTCGAACCTAACCTATCTAAAATGAGTTATGGTGCTTATGCAGATATAACAAAGTGGGATACAATAGCAGTAGATAAGAACTGGTCTAAAGTAATGAGTATCTTATATAGACCCGTAACAAAGAAGCAAAGGGAACGATACGATATCGAAACCTACGATGGTAACATAGATGAAACCAAATGGTTAGATGTAAATATGGAAGTTCATTGGGGCTGCCTGTTTTTTTTTGTTCGTTTGCAAATGGACTTGCTGAAAGGTATCCTGAAGTCTTTGAAGGAGGAGGAGCTTCCAGCCAACATGAGGTCAATTTTAGCAAGAAGTGGAGAGCTTATGCAACAATCGTTGAGTTGGCCGATGGCAAACTTAAAGAAATAGATGATGTTGTAAAAGAGCCATTAGAGAAATGTTTATTATATCTTGCTTATAAAGCTGATAGGAATCAATTAGAATCCCTAATACATAAGGAAGCAATGAAATCTATTGGTGGTGTTAAATAGGTCTACCATTTTTATCACTAACATTGTTAAATACATAAACACTATACTATGCCGTGGAGTAACAGCAGAAATGGAGCATTAAGATACTCCGTAAACAGAGAAAACAATTCGGGCTATTATATAGGACCGACTAGGGGATTATCATCTCCTAAAAACTCACAAAGAGCTTGTTTGTGTTTGAATGAAAATACTTATGATGTTAAGTGCTGTAATGGTGCTTTAATGGAGCAAGGTATAGGAGTAATACAATCAGCAACAAGAACCAAAGGTGGTGCGTTTAGTGATGGTTACTCTAATGGATTTGATATAATATTAGAATAAAATAAAAACATAATATGGCAGAATTAACTAAACAAGCCTTACAGGTTGAAAATAATACCCAATTTCCTAACAACAATGCTGGATTAATTACTCCAACTAATTTAAGGACGTTTAATTCGGATATGATTGACTCGTTAGTAGATGAGATATCATATACAGCAGATAGTGCATCATTCAATAGTAGAATAAACAACATAACAGGTAGTGTTACCAATACAGGTAGTTTACTATTAACCGCATCATTTGATAATGGTACTCGTAACTTAACGTTTACTAAAGGAGATGCTTCTACGTTCAATGTAAACATTCCTGATACAAGTGGTAGTGCAGGTAATTTTGTAACTACATCTTCATTTAATGCTTATACTGCATCTACGGATTCATCTATAACTCAATTAAATGCAAGTTCTGCATCACAACAAATTAGTATAGATGCACTTAATACAAATAGTGCAAGTGTAAACATATCAATTACAAATGTAAACTCTGCAACAGCAAGTTTGTTCACATCTGTAAACAATATAAATACATTTACACAAAGTGCTGAAACATCTATAAACGCTTTAAATGCAGCTACATCATCGTATGTAACATCTGCTATTACTGCAAGTTCATTAGTAACTGCATCTTTTAGTGGTAACACATTAACATTCACCAAAGGAGATGCATCTACATTTGGTGTAGTAATACCTGATGTTAGTGGAAGTACAATCAATACAGGTAGTTTTGTAACAACTTCTTCATTCAACGCATATACGCAATCGAATGACCAAAGAGTAACTTCTTTGGAAGCAAATAGTGCTAGTGTAAACACATCTATCACTAATATAAATTCAGCTACATCATCTTTATTTACTTCAGCAAGTTTAGGTTTAACTACTGCATCTTTTGCAGGAAACACTTTAACATTTACAAAAGGTGATTCATCTACATTCGGTGTAGTGATACCTGATGTTAGTGGTAGTGGTGCTATACCAACAGGAACAGTAAGTTCATCTGCACAAATAACCGCATTAGGTTTTGTTAGTTCATCTGTAACTGCATCTTCATTAGTAACTGCATCGGCAGCTGGTTCAACGATTACCTTTACAAAGGGTGATGCTAGTACATTTAGTGTTAGTGTTGATACGGGTAGTGCAGGAACTACAATATATGATACAGTACGTACAGGTGAAAATATAACAAAAGGTGACCCATTATACATTAGTGGTTCACAAGGTGCTAACCCAATAGTATATAAAGCAGATGCGGCAGACCCTAATAAGATGCCAGTAACATATGTAGCAGCTTCAACAATAGCAATAAATAATACTACTGAAGCAATCATATTAGGTCATATAGAAGGAGTTGATTTAACTGGCTATGTTGCAGGACAAACAATATATGTAGCAGAAGGTGGTGGATGGTCACTTAACTTACCATCAGGTAGTAATTCAATTACTCAATTATTAGGAGTAATAACTAAAGGTGGTAGTGGTGGTAAAGGATTGGTATTAAATCCAGGTCCTGCACAATTACCAGGTTTAGATACAGGATATATGTGGGTTGGTGGTTCAACTAATCAACCAACTGAAATAACTACTGCATCATTTGCAACAACAGGTTCGAATAACTTTAAAGGAGTTGAAACAATAGGTGATATAGCAGGAACTAACACAGGTGAAGTTTATTTATTAGGTAGGAGTGGTAGTTTGGTATTGGGTAATTCAGTTAACTCACCAACATACGCAGCATTATCACATTTAAGTTCATCAGTAGTAAATGGTAGTACCAACTTAATATTCAAAAACACCAGTTTCACAGGCGATACAATAATATCAGGTAGTGGTAATATCTTTAGTAACCCTTTTACTGCAACAGCTGGATATAAAAGATATATAGGTGGAGGTAATAACCTTTACTTAAATAGTACTAATGGTATAAACTCACAAATAACTGCTTCGGCAATAAGTGTGAGTGGTAATAGACCTACAATGAATAATAATATATTCAATGGAGATACGGATTTTTTAATCAATCAGGCAGTAAATTCAGTTGGGACTCATACTTACTCACATAATAAAATTGGTGGTACTAATGCAACTGTTACTATAAATGCATTATCACATACCGGCTCAGTAAATATATTAGCTAATACCGTTAATAATGCTGTTATTACAATTAACGCCTCCTCTGCATCCCTTGCTGAAATAGCTACGGGTAGAAGTGGTAGTGGTACTGTTAATGTAAATTCTAATTTAATACAGGGTGGTACTGTTACAAATACCTCACCTCTTGCTTTAGGAACTTCACTAACACAAACTATCCTTAGTAACATAGTGACAGGTGGTAGTATTACGGTTACTAATATATCTTCATCTCTGAACGTTAACGCATTTAATAACATAGCAATTGGTGCTATATCTTATACCAACGCTGGTGCAGCTGGATTAGCTTTACATAGAACAGCTGGTAGTGTTAGTACTAGCTATGGCGCGATGACTTTTATAGCATCTGGCTCTGCAATTTCTGCTACTGGTAATATATCACCTACTGCAATGACGGTAACTAATCGTATGTTTAGTGGGTCGTTAGGTAGTGGTAGTTTAACATTTGCTAATAATCAAATACAAGGTGGTGGTAATACCTATACTATAACTGGTAGTTTTGGAGGAACAGGAAGTCCTGCAATGGCTGCAAATGGGATATTTGGTATAACTAATACGATATTCACAAATGTAGAAGGTAGAGGCCTTTATACTGATTTCCGTAGTAATCTAATAGGTGGTGCTGGTTTAATACTAACTGGTTCTAACAATAACGCTATTACTGCAAGTGGTGGTGCATACTTTGGACGTTTTAATGCTGATGATGGTAGAAGAAACGGAACAGGTGAAAACATCTTAGTAGTAGGAACAGGTACAAGTGCAACTGCAAGAAAGACTGGTTTCTTAATTGATTCAGGCTCTAACTCATTCTTTGAAGGAACTCTAAACGTAAGTGGTTCAACATCATTTACAGGCTCAGCACCTACTATATTAAGTTCATCATTCTCTGGTAGTTTGATTACAAACTTAACCGATATATACACAGATGTTCCTTCGGTTCAACAAATCGTAACTCTAACATCGGCATCATATGCAGGATTAGTTAGTGGTTCGTTGGTAGACCCTAATACATTATATGTAGTATCAGGTAGTACTACTACAACCATAGATACTTCTTCATTTGTAACTACTTCATCGTTTAATTCATATACCGCATCACAAGATACAAAGAATGCAACATTAGGAGCATTGACAGGTTCTTTTGCAACTACTGGCTCTAACGTATTTGTAGGAAATCAAACTATAACAGGTAGTTTAATACTTTCATCATCTGCAGCAGTTGAATTACAAGTAATAGGAAATTTGGTAGTAACAGGTAGTGCAATTGGAAATGTAGTAGCAATGAGTGTAACTTCTAATACTGCATCTATGGATTTTAATATAGGAAACTATTTTGTATTAACTGCAAGTGTATCTCCTATTAGAATAGAAGTTAGTAATTTAAGTGGTGGTAATACATCTACATTAAGTTTATTAGCAACAACCGGTTCTACAATAACATTTAGTTCAAACGTACAACAACCATCAGGAAGTGCATATACTGCATCTGTAAGTGGTTCAAATGATATACTTTCATTTGTAGCATTTAATTCTTCAAAAGTAAACGTAGTATCAACATTAAAAATGATATAATGATATTTCAAAACTTCGGATTTAATACATTACAAATAAAACCTACAGTAGCACCTACTGTTAGTGGCTTCCCTGACCAATCACTTACAACTTGGACATCAACGGAAAGTGCACAATGGTTATCATATGGTGCATCTGTTTGTAATACATCTACATTTGCATATTCAGGCTCAACAGTAAGAGTAGGTGCTGCATTTAGTGGTACATCTGCAAAATGGGCAGGTGGTTGTTTAGCACCTAATGGTAAAATATACGCAGCACCTCACGTGAGAACTGATTGGTTAATTATTGATACAAATAATGATACTAGAACTACAACAGGTAGTGTTAATAATAGTACAGTAGGTAGTGTATATGATAAGATAACAAATACAGTATATTCATTTGGTGCAGGTGGTTCTAAAATAGTTACAACCAACGATTCATCATCTAATATATCAGGTCCTCCCGATAGAACTACAAACGCAATACAAGGATTTGATGGAGATTATTTGTATGGTTGTGGAGAGTTTTTTTATACTGGTATGAGAAGATACCAAATATCAACAAACACAACAACTACATTAGCTTCACCTGGTGCACAATTTGGTGAAAGAGGTACTTTGGGTTCTGATGGTTGTATGTATTGGGGTAATAGTCCAGGTGGAACAAATATATTAAAATATGACCCCGTTGCAGATACATGCACTAATATAGCAACTGGTGGTGGAACATTTCCAACAATGATACAACATTACGATGGATTTATTTATTTATTACCATCTGATGCGAGTACAGTAATTAAAAAATTAAATATAAGTACTGGTGTAATATCTGCAGCACATACTTTGGCAAGTACATTTCAATCATCTAACGCTTGTATTGGATTAGATGGTAGAATATATATTGTTTCATCACTTAATGGTGTAGGAACAATTAGATGGTTTGACCCAACTGCTAACACATCAGGTAATATAACAATATCAAATAGTGATACTTCATATCAAGGTATTACTATGGGAGCAAACGGAGATTTATACTTAATACCGTGGAATAATTCACTTTATGTTCACAAATTACCATTAGTAACAGGAACAGGTACAACTGCAACAAACATAGTATCACAATATAACTTTGGTGGTAGAATGGTATGGCCAGGATAATAATAAAAATAAAATAATATGGCAATATATTTAGGAAACCAATTGATGGATGAGTATTTAGGTTCAACTGATACTACTATAATACCTAATCCTATGATTACAATAGATTATTTAATAATTGGTGGTGGTGGTTCAGCACAAGCTTATAACTCAGCAAAAACATGTGGTGCAGGTGGAGCAGGTGGATTTATTTCAGGTAGTACAACAGTTATTCCTGGATATACAAATTTAGCAATATCAGTTGGTTCACGTGGATTGAGAACAAATGGTGCAACAATTGCAGATGGAACAGGTAATACAGGCAATAATTCTACATTTTTAGGATTAACTGCTTATGGTGGTGGAGGAGGTGGTAATAGTGCTGGTGATAGTGGAATTTTTGTAGGTGATGGTTTACCAGGAGGTTCAGGTGGAGGTGCAGGAGCAAGTCAAAAATTATCCGCAGGTTCACAGCAAGCATCGGGTGGAACTGGTGTAGCTGGACAAGGATTTAATGGTGGTGGTTCATATACGGCAGGTAGCAATAATTCACCTTGGATGGCAGGAGCAGGTGGGGGTGCAGGAGGAGCTGCAACATCTGCATCTTTAGGTGAATATAATACACCAGGTATTCAAAAAGCATGGTTAGATGGAAATGAATATGCAGGTGGTGGATGGGCAGGTGGTGCTGCATCACAAAATTCATCATCTGGTAGTGGTGGAAATATCCAAAACAATACAACAATTGGAACAGAAGGATTTAATGGATTAGTTAAAGTAAGATATGCAAGTAGTGTTGCATTATTTACAGGTGGAGATATTTTAATAAGTGGTGGATATGTGTATCATTCATTCAATGCAGTAACACAATCTGCATTTGCACCAGGAGTTAATACAGATTATATAATGTATTATACAGGATAATACAATTATTAAAAATAAAAAAAAACAACTATATTTTAAACAACATATGTTAAATAACTAAACAACAGATTATTATGAATGCAAAACAAGTCCTAAATAAGATAATCACACTTTTAAATAAAGATGAAGTACGATTAACTTACGCTAGATTAAAAGATGGAACAATCGTAGAATCTCCTACTTTCGATGTAGGTGAAGAATTGTTCGTAGTATCAGAAGATGGTACTAAAACCCCAGCTCCAGATGGTGAGCATGAATTAGCATTGAAAGATGAATCAGGCAACGAAAACTTAATCAAAGTTATCACTAAAGATGGTAAGATTGAAGAAAGAATGAACGTTGAATTAGCTGATGCAGATGCTGAAACCGTTAAAGTAGAAGATTTACCACAAGCTGATGGTGCTAAAGCCGTTGAAGATATTCAAATGGCTGAAACAACTGAAGAAGTTGGTCCTTTACCTTCAACAGGTGATGGAATGCCAGCAGATATCGAAGATGAAGAACCATCAATCGAAATCGAATTAAAAGATATGGTTGCTAAATTAGCATATCGTATTGAAGAGATGGAGAAGAAGATGACTGAAATGCAAGAGGTAAAAGAAGAAGTAGTAGATAAAGAAGCAGACGTAAAAGAAGAAGATGATATCTCTATGGAAGAACTTCCTAAATTAGATGGCGCTCCTATCGAAACTAAAATGGCTTCAGTAGAATTAAACAGAAAAAATTACGGTAAGAAATTAATGAATACACAAGATTCATTCTTATCAAAATTATATAAATAAATTATTAACTCCAAAAGGAAAACAATGAAAAAAAATCAAAACTTTGCATTGCCTACATTTACTCAAAATACCTACGCAGGTGAGTTTGCAGGACAATACATCGCAGCAGCACTTTTAAGTGCAAAAACTTTGGATAACAAATATGTTGAGATTCACCCTAACGTGAAGTTCAAAGAAGTTATCCAAAAATTAGACGTGAGTGGTATCGTACAAGATGCTTCTTGCGATTTCGTAACTTCAGGCAGTGTTGCATTATCTGAAAGAATTTTAACTCCAAAAGAATTGCAAGTTAACTTGGAATTATGTAAGCAAGAGTTTGTTGATTCTTGGCAGGCGATGCAATTGGGCTTTAGCGCATTTGATACTATCCCAGCTACATTCAACGATTACTTAATCTCTTATGTTGGTGGTAAAGTTGCAGAAGTAACTGAACAAAACATTTGGGCAGGTACTAACGTTAACGGACAGTTTGAAGGATTCCAATCTTTACTTTCTGCTTCAGTAGCAGCAGGTACAACTGTTGTATCAGGCGCAATCACAGTATCGACTGGTGTTATCCCAGCATTCTCTGGCTCAGCAACTGTTGTAGGTGGACAACCAATCTCTGGCTCTATCACTTCAGCTAACGTAATCGCTAAATTAAACGATATCGTAAACTCTATCCCTGATGCAGTTTATGGTAAAGAAGATTTATTACTTTATGTAGGTACAGGTGTAGCTAAGGCTTACCAAACTGCATTAGGTGGTGGTTCAGTAGGAGCAAACGGATACAACAACCAATTGACTGTAGGAGAAAAACCTTACAACTTCAATGGTATTGATATCGTAATGTGTCCAGGTATGAGTGCAAACAAAGTTGTAGCAGCTCAAAAATCAAACTTATTCTTCGGAACAGGTTTATTATCTGACTACAATGAAGTTAAGGTTTTAGACATGAGTAACATTGACGGTTCTCAAAACTATCGTATAGTAATGAGATTTACTTCAGGTGTACAATTCGGTATCGCACAAGATATCGTTTACTACGGAGCTTACTAAAAAAAATTAAATAAGGGGTGGTGAGAAATCATCACCCTATTATTAACAAATTAAAACTAAATCAATATGGCTTGTAATCTATCAGCTGGAAGAAATGAAGTATGTAAAGATAGTATCGGTGGCTTGGCTGGCGTTTACTTCTTTCAACAATATACGACAGGTTCTTTCACACAAACAGCAGGAACAGCAACAGCTGACCCACTTTTAACTGGAATACCTTCAGGCTCAACCCTGTACTGGTATCAACTTAAAGGGACAAGTGCATATACTGAAACAGTAAATTCATCTCGTGAAAATGGTACTACTTTCTTTACACAAGAGTTAACTCTTAACTTAAAGAAATTAACAAATGAAATGACTACCCAATTAAAGCTTATGGCTTATGGTAGACCTCAAATCATCGTAACAACAATGAACGGAGAAGCATTTTTAGTAGGTAAAGAAGAAGGTGCAGACTTAACGGCAGGTACAATTCAGACAGGAGCAGCAATGGGTGACCTATATGGTTATTCCGTTACTATGACTGGTATGGAGAAGTTACCAGCTCAATTCTTATCTGGCTCAACTACCGCAAATCCATTAGCAGGTTTAACCGCTAACTACACAGTAGTATACGGAACTAACGACTAATCAGTATAGCATTTTAAAAATATTAAACCCTACTCTTAATTGAGTGGGGTTTTTTTATTTACCTACTATTTTTACTTTGGTTGGTGTTAAATATAGAAGAACATAAACTATTACGAGATAATGCTTACATATTTCATATCAGCAAGCAACGGATATACATTTAGAACGACTCAAACTACATCTAGTGCACTTATATTGTCACTACAAGATATGTTAACTCAAACTAATTCTACTGCTTCACTTACATCACAATCATATAACCAATGTGAAAGTATGCTAGCACTTACTGCAAGTATAAATGGAGCATATGTTGGACAAGAGTTTAGAGCAACATTAGTAACGGGTACAACTGAATTATGGAATGGAAGCATTCAAGTGTTTGGTTCACAATCAGTATCTAAACCGGAATACATAAATCAAATACCAATTAATAGTGGCTCTATCTCATCAGATAGTAGTAACGAATATATTATAATGAACTAATATGAACAAAGAAGTAAACTTATCAGTCTTTGGCGTAAAGGGAAACAACGCTTTGCCAATAGTTACTGAAGATACACGAACAAGATACGGATGGATACCATTTGGAATAAATGGACATGATGATTTCTTTGATGCAGTATCTCTTGCATACAATCAATCCACAACTAACGCAGCTTGCGTAGAAGGGATTGCAGATTTAATTTTTGGTAAAGGTATCTACTCTAAAAGACCAGAGTTCGATACATTACTACAAAAGATACTACCGCAAGAGGATGTAAAGAGGGCAGCATTCGATTTAAAACTATTTGGTAATGCCGCATTCCAAGTCTATTGGAACGATGAGCATACGAAGATAATTAAGTTTTATCACATACCCGTACAAACACTTCGTGCTGAAAAGATATATGATAATCCAAAGATTGAGAACTACTACTATTGTGTAGATTGGAACGACCAAAGAAAGATTAGAGATAAGAAAAAGATTCCTGCATTTGAAACATCGAATGAAAAGATGGAAATACTTTGGGTTAAGAACTATACTCCTAACTTATATTACTATTCTCTACCTGATTGGATATCATCACTTCAGTATTCTATCGTAGAAGCTGAATTAAGTAACTTACATACAAACAATATACTAAATGGTTTCTTACCAATGGTAATGTTGAATATGAATAGTGGTGTTCCAGCTCCTGAAGAAAGACAAACAATAGAAGATTTATTATACGCTAAGTTTACAGGTACAAATAACGCAGGTAAGTTTATGTTATCATTCAATGATGACCCTGCTACTAAACCTACTATCGATGTAATACAAATAGATAACCTACATGAGAAGTTTAGTTATGTAGCAGAATACGCACAAGATAGAATCCTTGTATCACATAGAGTAACATCACCTTTGTTATTTGGTATCCGTACACAAAACAATGGATTCTCTTCTCAATCAGAAGAAATGAAAACTGCGTTTAGTATCTTACAAACAATGACAATTGCACCATTCCAAAATGTAATTCTAAATACATTGGATTACGCATTGACTTGTGGTGGATATGATAATGCAGAATTATACTTTGAACAATTAACTCCATTAGCAATTCTTTCACAGCAAGCAGATGAAACAGGTCAGACTGTTGAAGAAGTTTCTGATGAAACTAACGACCAAATGGAAAACCCTGCAACTACTGAAGATTCAGCAGATGCAGACCCGCAAGATATAGCACCCGATGAACCAATTGAAAGATTTGAATATGGTTTAAGTGGAGCATTTTTTAAAAAAGAATATACAACTGAAAAATTATAAGATATGGCAACCGCATTATTTATTACAAGAAACGATATAATTAAGAACACCCCATTACAGGGTGCTATTGATGCAGATGCGCTTCTACCATTTATGTATACCGCACAGGTAAAGTATTTGAAGAATCTTTTGGGAACTGTATTATACGATTATTTAAGTGCACAAATCGAAACACAAACTCCATTTACAGGAGCATATTTAGATTTAATGGTAGAACACGTTAAGCCAACCTTAATTTGGTACGCTTGTGTGGAATATATTCCTTTCAGTTCTATTCAATTCAAATCTAATGGCGCTGTGAAGCAACAGAGTGAGCAAGGCGTCGCTCCAAGCAAATCGGAGATAGATTACCTTCTAGCGAAGGCGCAAGCAAATGCTGACTACTATGCGTTGAGATTACAAAACTATTTGATTTCATACTCAAACTCAATTCCACAATATTTGCAATCAGTAGGAAACCAAACACAAATATATCCAGACCAAACGAATCAATACTTTGGTGGTATTCAATTATAAACTATGAGTAATTACTTACGATATAATCAGAAAGTAAACTATACATTATATTATAATGCTTTAGAATACTTTGAAACAATAATGACTAATCATCCTTCTATTGCCAAAGTAACAACAGGCGATATGATGGAAGTAGATGATAGAGAGTTTTCTATGTACCCATTGGGTAATGTAAATATATTAAGTAGTACTGTATCAAATTCTACTACTAAACATGAGATACAATTAATAGTTGCTGACAAGATTAAGAATAAAGATAACGAATCCAATCCTATCACAAATGAACAAACAATTCCATTTTATGGGGTTGATGATACAATTGATATTCTTGCTAACTCTTTGGCGATTATCAATGACCTTACTTCTTTTACACAATATTCAGTAGCATCATTTGATATAGATGGTGATATAGTTTGTGAACCATTTATGGATAGGTTTAATAATGGATTAGCAGGACATGCAGCTACATTTTCATTGATAACTCATAATGATAGACCTCGTTGTTTATTTAATTTGTTACCATCTGGCTCATTCTCTAATCCTACCTGTTAATGGCTATATCTAAAGTACAATTACCAATAAAAAATGTTGCAAAGCAGATACGAAATGTAGCATCTGCATTAGCACCACGCAAAACGGGCAATCTTCGTAATGTATTACGTTCATATAATACGCCCGATAGAATGGTTAAATTTGGAAAGAATGGTTCAGCAAATATTACGTTTTACTTTGCGCCTCCTGGCGCTACTTATGGTAAATACTGGAACAAGCCATACGGAAGTGGTAGAGGTACAACTGCTACAATTAAAAAGAGATATCCACAACACTTTGATTATGCTGATAAGGCATATCAAGACCCGAGTGTTAAAAAATTAATTAAAGATTACACAAAAGCATTAGGTAAACAAATAGCAACTGAATTAAGAGAAGCAGTAAGAAGTAAATAACCATCACTTACAAATTCATTTTAGATGGTTAAATAAATAAAGAATACAAAGAAATGGCTTTAAGTATAGTTCAAACTCCCGCAACTGCATCATTGGCACAATCGCCAATAATCTTTTCTATAAATGAAAGTACAACTGCTACCGTCCTACAAGATGGATTTCAATATTTGTGCGATTTGTACTATTGGCAAGGAGCTTTAAATAATTCAGGCTCTACTGGCGATTACACTTTAGCCAAATATCCAAACACTTCATTGAATGGCATTTTTGATTTAAATAGAATAATCAATTCTACCTTAACTGATTTAGCACAAGCTAATCAATCAAATGTAGTTTATTTCGCAGGTGATTTTTATTGGCAATACCTTTCAGGTAGCACATATGTGACTGGTTCGCATTTAAAATCACAAACTTATAAAGCATTAGATGGATACGGAATATTCCAAGAAGCAATTGGACAACCCATCTATAATAAAACTCCACATTGGCCCCTAATGACTGATGGACCGGCAACACAATCTGCATTCATTACGAATGAAGGTGTAGCTAGTGTTTATGTAGGTACAACGGGAGGAGGAACACAACCTACCAAAGTCCTATATACATCTAATTTAGGAACTGCTGACTATAGTGTAAGTGGTAATACTACTACATCAGGTCAAATAGCACAATATCCAATAGGACCGGCTCAAAGTGGTTTTCCACTTTCAATAGCTGGTATGACTTATTTTAAAACACAAGCATACAATGGTGGAACTCCAATTGGTTCTCCTATTACTTACAACATAGTTTGTACTCAAAAGTATCCAAACATTCGTATCAAATGGAAAAATAGATACGGACAATTTGATTGGTTCAATTTCAATATGGTAAATAGACAAGGATTTAATACCACAAGAAAAACCTATCAACCTCAATTGGGTACATGGCAGGCAGCTACTCTATCGTATAATAATTATGATAGTTCAACGTTGAATTACATTTCAGACTCATCACAAACTCTTTCAGTACAAACCGATTGGGTTAGTGAAGATTACAACGATATATTTAAAGAACTATTAGTAACAGATGAAGCATATTGGATATACGATGAAAATAATGGCGATTTAAGACCTATTACTATATCAACTGATTCAATTACATTTAAAACAGGTGTGAACGATAAGGTAATACAATACGGATTTGATTTCAATTGGGGACAAGATTATAAATTAATTATATAATGGGAGTTACGAGTACACAAGGATTTAGTTTTAAATTAGTAGCAAACGGAACTGAATTAGACTTATTTACAGATGAAGATATATTAGTATCTGATAATGTAACGGGTCTATTTGATATCGGTGTGTTACCATCTGACTTTACTCGTCAAATTACAGTGCCTGGTACAAAATTAAACAATGCTTTCTTTGAGCATGTTTATGATATATCAGTTATTAACCCATACCTTTTTGCAACGAATGTTAAAGTTCCTTGCTATTTGGATTTCGATGGTATCTATTTATCTAATGGATACTTACAATTAAACAAAGTAAATGTTCTTGCTAATAAATTCATTGAGAGTTATGAGATAACTATTTATGGTGGATTATCATCATTCGCAAGAGATATTAATAGGAATTTCTTAACCGACTTATCTACACTTTCTAAATATAATCATACTGCATCTTATAATGCTATTTCACAAAGTTGGAATGGTAACCTTTTTAATGGTGATATAGTTTATCCCCTTGCAGATTATGGTAGTGGATATCAATTTACGCAAGGTCAGTACCAAACATTTGGAATGAATACCACTAATGGTGCTCTAACTGTACAAAACTTTAAACCTGCTATACGAGCAAAAGCTGTATTAGATGCAATATTTGAAGGAGCAGGATATACATACACATCATCATTCATAGGTTCAGGCGTATTGGATGATGTATATATGAATTGCAATTATGCACTTAAATATCCTGAATTTGCAGGCGTTGAATTAGAAGAATATGGTAAAATAAAAGTAGGTGCTATTTCAGGTAGTACTGATGTTAATTTACCTTCAGGCTCATTTGTTACCTTACCTTTTTATAATGAGTTTTCTGATGTACAAAACTTTTATCAGAATGGTGCATATAGAGTAGAGAAAGAAACTAACTTACGTGGTATTTTAAACTTAAATATAAATGTAAGTTGTTCAGTAAATAATATGCCTGGCACATTTAGTGCAAATGGTACGTGGCAAATACGAATGATTGAAACAGGTAGTTCTACTCCATATTCATTAAGAGCTTTACAATCTTATATTATATTCTTTGACCAACTACAACAAAGTAGAACGGGTGGTATAAACACAACATACGAATTACAAACAGAATTTGTATTAGATACTATTCCTGCTGGCAATTATTACTTTCAAATCCGTCAAAGTCCTAATTTCGCATCACCGACTGTATTACCAACTGTAACATTAGACCCAGATGAAACTACTAAATCGTATATACAAATTACGGAAGTAAATCAAGCAGCTGATGGTAGGGTTATGGATATACCTGCTAATATGCCCTTTGGTACAAATGGAATTAAGCAGATTGATTTTATATTAGGATTACAAAAGAAATTCAACTTAATTATTTATCCAAATAAGATAAGAACAAATGAATTTATAATAGAAACATTCAACGATTGGTACAAAAGAGGTGAGGTAAAAGATTTCAATAGATACATAAATTTAGATAAAACAATATCAGTAACTCCTGCAAACAATCTTGCAGTAAATAAACTTAACTTTGGAGATACATTGGATGGTGATTATATTTCACAACAATTCTCAAAAGAAGCAAATAGAGAATATGGTAAATCATATTATGTAGATACAACAAACTTCTTTTCACAAGGAGAATTTAATGTTAAAACAACATTTGCATCTGACCCATTATTAAGAATACCAGGTACAGGTTTATCGGGTAGTGTATCCGGTTTAGACCCATCACAAACACAATTTTCAATTGGAACATATAAAGTAAGTCAGGAAAGCTCTGCAGCATTGGTTTGTGATGATTTTAGTACCGTTGCTTATTATCAATTATATACTAGCACAGGAACATTGCAAAGCGGTTTAATTGCATATACTGACCCTTATGGAAATACTCCAGTTACAGGGTTTAATTATATGGTACAAGGAACGGGTGGTGGTGGATACGAAGTATATTCATTAAATTCAATAACAGGAGAAATTGGATATGGAACTGGATACTTTTGTTAAAAATAATATAATATGTCACAAATAATACCAATTAAAATACCCACTTATATATCAGATGCAACTTATGCACCTGCTAGGGTATTACCACGTTTATTATATTATAATGGTTTGGTTCAGTGTGAAACTTATTATATAGAAAGTGGTTCGTTAACAAAATCAGGTGTTACTAAAGAACAAAACGCATTTCCTTATTTTGATAATTATAATGTAGTAACAGGTAGTTTTCCAACAGTAAATTCTAAATCACTTCTTTTTAATAATGAAGGAGCAGCATATGGTGAAGTTCCAACTGATTCATTATATACTGATTATTGGCAAACATATATAGATTTATTATATAATCCAACCACAAGATTATTAGCTTGTGAAGCCATTATTCCATTGGCTGATTATTTTAAAATGGAATTAAATGATATAGTAGAGTTCAGAGGAAACTACTATCATCTTCGTGCAATCAATGATTATAATTTAACAAATGGTGAATGTAGTTTACAATTATTAGGTCCAATATTAGCAGATGCATTACAATTAACAAATCCTGGTTGTAATTTTGGATTTACATTGGTACAAACAAATACTCCACCAACTACAACAACTACAACATCAGGCCCTACGACAACAACAACCGCAGGTCCTACGACTACTACGACAACAACTACGGCAGCACCTACTACAACTACAACAACTGCAGCAGGTACAACTACTACAACAACGGCAGCACCTACTACAACTACAACAACGGCAGGAACTACGACTACGACAACCGCAGCAGCAATGGTTAAATTTACTGCAGCTAATTGTCAAGATATTTACGATAATAATACTTACCAAGCAGTATCTTCATCAGCATATGCAACCGGTAGTGTGTTTATAGATTCATATGGTACTTGTTACTATATCTTAAACTTTACAGGTGAAGTGCCTGTTGGAACTCTAACTTACTTAGCGACAGGAAGTTGTGGAACTGTACCTTGTATAACTACAACTACAACCGCAGCACCATTCTGTAATACTTGGTTAGTAAGTAACGCTACTGGTGCTGGATATTATTATAAAGTAAAATATTGTGGTAATAATTTCTACAATTATCCTGAAGTATTAGCATTCTCTTCTCAATCAGTTTGTGTTCAGAATGATGAAATATATAACTCATTCGGAGCACCAATGACATTTACTAATTTAAGTGCATCGTGCCAAACTACGACTACGACTACTTTAGCACCTGGATGTTCTACATTTGTAATTACTAATAACGGAGACTTCTTCTCTTATAGTGGTGAATACGTTTATTGTGGAGCTAGTGTAAGTTCTTCTTATTCAGTTGGTACAAACTCAACTATAACATTATGTGTACAAGATGGTAAAATAGATTTACCTTCTGGAAATAACTATGTAATTAATATTTCAGGAAGTTGTAATTCAACGACAACTACAACAACAACATTAGCACCTGGATGTTACTTAGCAACTATTATAAACAATAATACTGGCACTACATTCATTGGTGATTATGTATATTGTGGAGCATTTGCTTCTCAATCATTTAGTGTAGCAAGTGGTACTTCTGCTTCGTTCTGTACGCAGGACCAAAAGATAGATTTACCATCAGGACCTAACTATACATCTTCGTTCTCAGCAGTAGGAGGTTGTGCAGCTACAACAACTACAACAACTACATTGGCACCTGGATGTTACTTAGCAACTATTGTAAATAATAATATTGGAACAACATTT